GGGGTAAACGTCGTACAAGAAGAAATTAAAAACGGCGGGTTTGATTTAATCATTATCGACGAAGCTAATGCCTACAAAACAGCCACTACAAAACGATGGAAAACAATGGCTAAACTTGTTACCGCAAATACGTGGGTATGGATGCTAACTGGTACTCCGGCAGCGCAATCTCCAATAGACGCTCATGGATTAGCAAAACTTTGTGTACCCCATAATGTAGTAAGGTCTAAGACAGCATACCGCGATTTAGTTATGTATCCAGTAAGTAGGTTTAAATGGGTTCCAAAATCTGATGCGCTAGACATTGTATTTAAGACACTACAGCCCGCTATACGGTTTACGAAAGAGGAGTGCTTAGACTTACCTGACATAGTATATACAGAACGTGAAGCACCACTGACGCGCCAACAAGAGCATTACTATAATGAAGTACGGACAGAGTTTTTAATGTTGGCAGAAGATGAAATCGTAACAAGTGCTAACGCCGCCGTTAATATAAACAAACTGTTGCAGATATCTTGCGGTGCGGTGTACGCCAACTCAGGCAACACTGTAGAGTTTGACGTATCAAATAGACTTAACGCGGTGAAAGAAGTTATAAACGAATCTATTGCAAAAGTACTAGTGTTTGTGCCGTTTAGACATACGATTCAGTTGTTGGAAGAATATTTAAGTAGCCAAGGCATTGCAACAGAGTGCATTACGGGCAGCGTTAATTTACCTAAACGTACAGATATAATTAAACGATTTCAGACAAACGATGACACTAAAGTTTTAATCATACAACCTCAAGCAGCAGCGCACGGAGTCACACTTACGGCAGCCAGTACGGTAATTTGGTATGCGCCGATTACATCTACAGAAACATATTTACAAGCGAACGCACGAATTAACCGTAAAGGACAGACTAACAAAATGACTGTCGTGCACATACAAGGCAGTCAAGTTGAGCGAAGACTATATAAATTATTGTCTGGGAAATTAGAAACACATACCCAACTACTTGATTTATATAATGAAGTAATAAAGTGATAATAAAGTAATAATAAAGTTGACAGTGTTAGATTATTAACACTATAATCATTCACTTAACTCTTACAAGCGGAGTATGAAATGACTACTGAAGAACCTACTATAGATCTAGATCAACTCGCAGGCGCTGTTATTAAAATACGCGACGAGATGGCTAAGATACAAAAAGAAGCTGACAAAAAAATAGCTAAGCTAAAGAAAGATAGGGAGAAGATAGAGGCATATCTTCAAGACCATTGTCTTAAATTTGGCAGCGGGAAAAGCATGTCTGTCAACCTTGATAGCGGTACAGTAATGCTACAGATTAAAGATAAATGGTGGACATCTGATTGGCCTGCGTTCTATGAATGGGTTGTAGAGAACGATGCGTTCGACTGCCTTGAGAAACGAATCAAACAGTCTTCTATCCGTCAATTTATAGACGATAACCCTACAGACAAGGACGAATCAGTACCCTTACCAAATGGTATTAAAAATGATTCTGTATACAAAATAGTAGTCCGTAGGAAAAGTTAATGGTGGATAGCATATATAGCCGCCATATAAGGCAGGACAACAAAGTTTGGCAACTAATTGACGCACAAGACGTATTGGCATCTTGCGAAAAAGAATATATCGACCTTGTTATTGTTAATGAATCGCCGACTATATCTCGGTACTACTACGCAGGTAAATTTGAAGATGGCGTTAGTCAATCGCCTACTTGTTGGACTAGCGACGATAATCGTGGGCCGGATATAACAGCACAAGATAAACAACATTCAAGCTGTATGCTTTGCAAACAGAACATACGTGGGTCTGGGGACAATAACTCTAAAGCATGTAGGTTGTTTACAAAGATAGCGGTTGGTTTTATTTCTGATAACCAAAAGGCTCAAGGTGTATTCCAACTGCAATTACCTGCAACATCGCTATTTGGGACATCATCAGACAAAAGAAAGAACCCAAAGCGATTACCGTACACAACATATAAAAAATATCTTGGCTCTAACGGATACAGCCCAGAGAGAATGATTACGCGCATATCTCAAGACGAGAGCGTGTCATATAAAAAGCTACTGTTTGAAGCAGTCGGCTTTGTACCAGAGACTTTTACATTATTAATAGAAGACTTAATTAGTAGTGTAGATGCAATAGACGCAGTTAAAACTAATTTTACTGCGGTTGACTACAATCCATTTAAACCTCTATAGGAGAAATGACTATGGCTAAGAAAAACTACACACGTTTTAATATCAGCAACGTGGAGGCTATGTACCCACGTTTAGATAAACCTTATAACTTCAACAGTATGCAGAACAAGTCTATGCCTTGTGATGTATTTGACGACGGCGCGGCATACGAATTAAACTTTAACATGACGAAGGATCAAGCGGCAGACCTGTATAAAAACATGGTTACTGCTTGGGACGAAGGTAAAGAAGCTAGTTGGCCTGAGAAAATGAAGATGTCATTTAAGGAACTTGATGGCGGTCGTTGGCAAGGTAAAGCTAAAATAAAAGCAGCTTATGGCAAGAACATTGTTCGACCACCCACACATTATGATGCTAAAGGAGTTAAGTTAGATGATGATTTCCAACTTACTTCTGGAAGCACCGTCAATATTAATGTTGAGTTAGTTCCGTATACTACGTCTACCCAGTTCGGAATATCTTTACGTATACGAGCAGTGCAGGTAGTGGTATTGGCGGAAATGCCAGAAGCTAATCCGTTTGGTGAAGTAGATGGATACTCAGCTAAAACCGAAGACGACAACCCATTTGGAGAAGTTGCGCCAGAAGTTGTTGCTGAAGTAGAAGATATACCTACTCCAAAAACTACAAAGAGTCGTAAAAAGAAAGCGCCTGTAGAGAAAGACACAGGTGAGTTAGACGATATACTTTCGCAGTTTACAGATAGTGATAAGGTAGACGACTAATGGAAGATAGCAGGGGGTATAGTTTAAAACTATATAGGGAAAATAAAAGTGCGCCAATCAATATGATTGGCGTACAACTCGGTAGGATGTGTATAGATGAGGGGATTTCTGTAGCCTTCGTAGTTGAGTATTTTGGAGTATCTAAACCAACAATATATTCATGGTTTTGCGGAAGGTCTAACCCCCACAAACGGCATCACAAAGCTATTAGGTATATGTTAGAACATGGGGGCTTGGATGCAGGGGTATGATAGAAACATTGGCAAGAATCCTTCCACAAGAAGGTCATTATTGTCTTGTTAGCATAAAGAAGCCACTACCGATACAACATGGTTTTTACAGTACACTAGAAGAATTACAAGAGAGCGCGAAAAAACGACTGTCGCACGGATGGGATGTTTACTACGGTTGCTCTACTTTTAAAGACGGTTCTTCTAGGAAAGCGCCCAATGCGCTGTACACAAAATCTTTTTGGCTCGATCTCGACTGCGGGGAAAGCGACAAAAAACCTTTTGACACGCAACGAGAAGCACTTATAGCTCTCAAGAAATTTTGCAACACGACAAAACTACCTAATCCTACCCTAATAAATAGTGGGAACGGAGTTCACGTATATTGGATTTTAAAAGAGGCGGTTGCTTCTGAGGAATGGGAACCTGTAGCGGAAGGGTTAAAGCAGCTATGTGTGAAGCACAGCTTTGAAGCTGACCCTGTAGTCACTGCAGATGTCTCTCGTATATTACGAATACCAGATACGTTTAACTTTAAGACTGACCCACCTAAAGAAGTAAAGGTGTGGGCAGACCAAAAAGAATCTACATACATGACCCTAGATGAGTTTAGGGCGGTAGTGGGGGCGATAGAATCTAAAGCGACACCATTTGTTGTTACGCCGTTAATGCAAAGTGTCCGTGACAACAAGCAATCTAGGTTTGAAACCATAGTCCGAAGGGGTATTGACGGAAGTGGGTGCGCCCAAATAAATAATGCTATAACAAACCAAGATAAAATAGATGAGCCAACTTGGAGAGCGACAATATCTATTGCAGCTAATTGCATAGATGCTGATACAGCTATTCATCTAGTGTCCGATAAATACTCTAATTACACCCCAGAAGAAACTACAGCAAAAGCAAACGGGGTAATAGATAAACCATATAAATGCAGTACGTTTGAATCTTTATCGCCAAGTCATTGTGTGGAATGTTCTCATAAAGGAAGGATTGGTAGTCCGATTAGGCTTGGAGAAGAAATAAAACGAGAAGAAGTAGAAGGTGAGAAGGCAATAGATGCTTACGATAAACCTGCGCTTCCAGACCCATATTTCTACGCTGTACCTAAAGGTATATACAAGAGAACTCCTGATGACGAGCCTGATCTACTAGTCTACGAAAACAATTTCTTTTTGACTAAACGACTACACGATAAAGAAAAAGGAGATTTAGTATTTGTTAGGTTGGAGTTACCTAAAGACGCACCGCGTGAATTTATGATCCCTTTATCTATTATGTCGAGCAAAGAAGAACTAAGAAAATTGTTATCGCAAAACGGAGTTCTTCTTATAGGTAAAGAATTAGATCAAATGATGTTTTATTTAATTACGTGCGCTAAGAATCAACAACACCAATTTGAGGCTGAGATTATGAGGAGGCAATTTGGGTGGGCAGACGACAACACTAAATTTATTTTGGGGGATAAAGAAATTGGAGCTGCCACTATTAAGTTTTCTCCGCCTTCCCCAGTAACAGAGAGATTATGTCCGTATTTTGAACCTAAAGGCGCGTTAGAAGAATGGAAAAAGGTTGTATCAGTTTACGATATGCCTAACTTTGAACCTCATGCGTTTGGGTTTTTCACTGCGTTTGGCTCCCCATTGATTAAACATTTGGGGTATAACGGGGCTATGATTAACCTGATTAACTCCCATAGTGGTACAGGTAAGTCAACCATACTGAAGGTATGTAATAGCGTCTATGGGCATCCTGATAAGTTATTAGCACAAGAAACAGATACGTTTGCTCACAAGATGAACAGATTGGGTACGATGAACAGCCTACCTTATACCATTGATGAAATAACTAATATGCCCCCAGAATCGGTATCAACATTGGTGTATGGGGTGTCTCAGGGTATGGGGCCGGGGCGTATGCAATCACAAAACAATATGGAACGGAAGAACGATACTACTTGGGCTTTGATAGCTTTAGCATCTAGCAACTCGTCTATGGCAGAGAAACTTAACTATATGAAACAGTTTGCCGACGGCGAAATAATGCGGCTATTAGAATACCGTATAGATTCAACTAATAATTTATCTAAGTCACAAGCATCTAAAATATTTGAAGGCACACTACTAAATAATTATGGTCTAGCAGGAGGGGTGTATATCCAGTGGCTAATACAGAATTTAGGTTCTGTTATGGATCTAGTAAAAAAAGTACAAGAAGATCTAGATAAAAGAGCAAAGTTAGTTGCCAAAGAACGATTTTGGTCTGCGGTTATATCCTGCAATATTGCAGGGGCACATATAGCTAAGTCATTAAATTTAATAGACCTTGACGTAGCCAGAGTTCTTAAATGGGCAACGTATGAATTAGTACCTACTTTACGTGATCAAATATCTGAACCCGAAATAGATTTTGCAGGAGTACTAGGCGCGTTTATCAATGCCTCATACGGTAAGATTTTAGTGGTTAACGGTAATGTTGATGCAAGAACATCTCTATACGAGCAGCCTATCTTAGAGCCTAGGCAAGAGCTACTAATTAGAATCGAGCCTGACACAAAACTTATGTACGTGTTTAGTAAAGCGTTACGTACTTATTGTGCAAAGGAGCAGGTTATATTTAAAGACCTAGTAAGTAGCCTTAAAGCAAGCGGCGTATTTAAAAAAACAGAAAGAAAGCGATTAGGTAAAGGTAGCGCAATCAACGCGCAAGGTGTAGATAGTCATGTATTTCAATATAACGAAGATATGATTAACGTAGAAGAATTTACTAAAGGTGCTAATAATGATTGAATTACACGGAATTCATTTTGATATTCAGTGGGATAAGTTTGAACCACATTCAAGTTTTTTTATCCCGTGTCTTGATATCAAAGAAGCAAAAAGAATTATTAAGCTAGAGGCTGCCAAACGTAAATATAAAGTCAGAACTAAGATTACGACAGTAGATAAGGTACGCGGTGTCCGTGTATGGAGGGTAGAGTAGAATGGGTAAGAAAGTTACTTATATGGAGGGTACGCCTAAAACTTTGAAGGAGTCTCATAAGTTACTTTTAGAAATACGTATAGAAATTAGAAAACTTGAAGAAAAAATAGAAGTAAAGAAAAAAGAGGCTAAAGCAAGGTACGACAAAAACTACCGCAAAGCTAAAAAAGAAGAACGCGCAAAATGGCGAAAAGAAGGAGAAAGACGGGCAAAAATACGAGCAACATGGGCAAGGAAATATGTAAAGAATTACGACGCACATGTTAAAGCATACACAGATGCAAAAGCATACGATAAAGCAACTATAGAATTAAACGCGTACTACGAAGAAAATAGAAAAAAGAATCTTAAAAGAAAATTAAAATTAGGTCTGGGCGCAATAAAAAACCCTACCCTGAGAAGTGACTAAAAACAGGGTAGGGCTGTCGTAACACTTTAGAACACTTTGAGGGGTTACTACACTCTAGCAGGGGCATAGTAGTGTTGCGTAAAGCCCGATTATTATATTACCTATTTTTAAACGTGTAAACCTTCAGCCCTTGCTCCTTACCCTTCACATGAATCTCTTTAACAAACTCTAGCGTAACATCAGCCTTCTTTGCGGTAGACTCTCCAATTAGCAAGTCTAGCTTTTGTTCTTTAGTAGCCGACTCTAACCTAGCTGCAGTATTAACAGCATCGCCAATAGCCGTGTAGTCAAATCGGGATTCGCTTCCCATATTTCCTATTACTGCCCTACCAGTATTTATCCCAATGCCTATAGCTATTTCAGGCAAGCCTTCTTCAACTAACTCTACATTAAGAATCTTCATGTTGTTTATTATCTCTAAAGCGCACCCGATAGCTTTACTTTCGTGGTTTGGTTGATTAAGCGGTGCATTAAATATAGCCATCATTGCATCACCTATATACTTATCGACCATGCCTTCGTATTTCTGCACGGCTTTCTGTTGGGCAGTTAAGGCTTTATTCATTATGTACGTGACTTGCTCTGGTGGCAGAGTCTCCGATAAAGAAGTAAACCCACGAACATCAGTAAATAAGAATGTTGCGTACCGAGTTTCGCCCCCTAGCTTTAAAGACTTAGGGTTGTCTTGCAGTTGTTTTACCTGTCTAGGGTCTAAATAATGCTCAAATTGCTTCTTTATTTGTTGCCTAAGTCGATACTGGGTACGGAAATTTAAATAGTAGGCCACTCCAGCGGCTATAATTTGAGTGATTAGTGCCCAAGTTACGTCAATAAGAAGTCCCCGCTCTATAAACTGCATACCTAAGTAAACAGTTGCGCTGAACAAAACAGTCCCCCACAAGATACCCCAAGTTATTCCTAACCCGCTAATCAAGGCCCACATCAAACTTACTGTTACTACATATATACCAACTTCTAGAGCTGCGGCGTAGTCAGGAATATACGGGCTGTTCTGTACTAGCATTGATTCTGCCAATGCTGCTTGTATGTAATGTGGCTCTAGTAACCCAACAGGCGTTGCCAATTGAGGCATGACTCCCGCTGCAGTCACCCCAACAAATACAAACCGTCCTTCTACGTCCATCTTAGCTAAAGATGTTTCACGTGAAACAACCCAACTGACCCACTTGCGACCTAGCGAATCAACTTTTACTGGCGGTAGCCCCTGCACTACTATTTCTTCAATACCATTCTCGTTAGTCTTAATTATGTAAGTCTTTGAGTCTGCTAAAACTTTAAGCACTTGTGTGCCAAATGCAGCTAACCACCCATGTGGGGTTCTATAAAGTAAAGGTATTCGCCTTACTAAATTGTCTACATCAACAGGCGCACTGGCAATACCTTGCTCAGTCCAATCAGAGTTCTTTAGAATATCTATGTTTTGTATAGCCCCTTTTGCTACAAACCCACCAACATCATCTCCCTTTATAACTGTGCCGACAGTAGCAGGGTACTGCCCATTATCGTGTTCAAACAAAGGCAAGACTGTAGAGCCGTTATTGAGAGATTTTGCAAAGGCTTTATCCCCTCCAAGTCTGTCAGCATGAGGGAAACCTATACCCCAACCTACACCAAGAGCACCTGCGGCTAGTAATAAATCGTTTATCTGCGCTAACTTCTTACGTGGTAGTGGGTATCCGCCTTCACGATTTACGTCTGCTTCAGTAATATTAAGTATTGCAAAGTACCCGGATTCTTCAGGAGTGTGCACAAAACGGTCAAAGGTTCTTAACTTTAGAACTTGGTAGAAGACAGGTTGGTATATTAGGGGGGTAACGAATAAGAGTAGCAGTAATAAACCTTGGAGTTTTTTCATGAACCTTGCAATATCCTTATGGTTGAGTCTGAGCCGCCGTTTACTTTAACTATTCTTTCCACACCTTCTTGCATCAGTATCACAGTGTAAGCGTTGCTTGCTTCTACGTCTAACCTGACGCTATGTCCTACGAATCTACGCAAACTAACTATCTGCCCAGTAATGAGTGTCGTTATCTGCGTGTCTTTATCCTGCCCTAACTCTGTGCCTGTAATTGTAGTGCTTGTCGCTTGCTTTAACCTGTCTTCTTCTTTTGCAATTCCTAGAGCATCGAGGATGTTAAGCATATCTTCTAAGAAGTTAACGTCAAGATAGTTAATATCTAGCTCTGAGAATTCAAACTCTGGGTCTTCTTCTAGGAAGTCATCGGCTAAAAAGTCTACATCTAAGCCTGAAAAGTCTAAATACGGGTTGGCTTTTACAACTGTCTGCACTTCTTCTACAAGTTCGACGCTTTTAGGCGGAGTTACGATCAACATGTTGTCAATCATATTTAATGTTAGGTTAAGTATCGCAGGGCTAGAGGGAGCCTGTTCAAACATAGCAACCGTTGTAGCTTGGTAAGGCTTGTTCAAAGTAACACTGCCCATACCAGTAGATACTACAATCTCGCCAGAGGATATACCGTTGGCATCAGGCAGTAAGATAATAAGACTTTTGCCGAACTCATCCACTGTGCAAGTAAAGTCTGTACCGCGTATGGCTATATTGGCAGTAGGTGTGGATAGTGTGATGTTGCGTTTGTCTATCTTGCCAAGCTGCCCTGTAATGAAACGGGCTGTGCCACTGGCAAACTTAATCGTCATTTTAGATTTGCTGGGGTTGGGGTCGTAGATATACTCGTCTATAATAAGTTCACTATGCTCAGTCAGTTTGACGCGGCTGTCATCCTCAAAGGTTATAGCCATTCGGCCATTCGAGGTCTGCACGTTATCAAGCGACTGAATACCTAGGTCAAGTTCAGCCCCTAACTCTTTATCTCTAACAACCTTTGCGTAGCCATTTAGCTCAGATATTGAGCCAATGTCAGCAGCCCACAGCGGTTCCTTGATCATCTTGCTCAACACAAACAGTGCCATTAGAGCCATTGCTAGTGATTTTAACCCAGTCATTATTTAATGTACTCGCTTGTGTGACTGTAAAAGTACGGCTACCGCCTGTGTGATCTAGCCACATATAACCACCTGAACTAGCGTTAACACCTGTGCCAGTATATGTGATTGTGTTATCAGAGCCGTCAATGTCCATATAGTTGGTAGCTTGGTCAATATTAATACTGGAAACAACCGTGTTGTTTGACCCTTGTATGATCCAATCAAGGTCTAATGTCCCTGCTGCTGCACTGGTTGCTTGGTTTAAAGTGAGTGTATTACTGCCGCCTGTCACAGCAATATTAACATTACTGGAATCTGCGCCATACGTGTTACTAGTATCTGTGACTACATTCATCACGTTACTTGATCCAGTGAACTGAAACATACCAGTATAGCTATCAGCAGTAATGTCGCCTTTCCATAAGTTACTAGAACCTATCTGGTTTATATCTAACGTGTTGGTTGTACCGATAAAATCAAAGTCAGTGAGTGTTCCGGGTACAGAACCAACACCACCAATAAGATTGGAGCCGCCTTGTTGTTCCAAATCTATGGAAGCTGTAGCGCCCGACTGATCCATCCAGATTTCGTTATCAGCAGCCAGTAATTGACTTGCCCCACCAATATACAGATAGAGCACTACAACAACAGAAAGAATAAGTAAACTATTGTCTTCTTTATTCATCTTTTTTACTCCAGTATTTTTTAGCTATACCGTCGTTAATAGTTTGCAATACCGCCGTTTCTATTGCTGCTTGGAGTGCTATGTTTATAGACTCGTTTTTTACCGATCCGTTCTCTATTTCTATTAACTCTGTACCATTTGCTACAAACTTAAATACATCTTCGTTATATGCTACACTAAGTACGGTCTTCGTGACTAAAACTTCTAACAANACCCGCCCTGTTAACACTGATATTGTACGTAAAGAAACAGAAAGCGTATCTCTCCTATAGCTTTTAGACAAGCCGATGCCTAAGTATCTAGCCCCAACACCACCAGAGGTTACGTTACTTT